ACATCAGAGCTTTGCCCCAGCTGAGAGATGGAGGATACATGGGGCGCGTCGTAGAAGACGTAACATCAAAACCTTTTAGATTCTTCTACCGACTTACCCCAGCCTTCGTATCCCTCGCCAAGGCCATCCACTCTTCTGATTTGGAGAAACGAAAGGAGCAATTCCTTTTCGCTGCTCACCAGATAACATCTTACCTGGCGGATCAGATGAAGGGCACTGACCAAGAAATCATTGAGAGCTTTGCCTCCGGATGCGCAGAAAAAGCGCAAGCCGTTTACGAAGTTTTCAATGGTCTCACAACCGAACCACCCAGGACTCAACATGAATTCTCTTTCACCGGCGAAACCCTGATGAAGGCCAGCAAGCTGGTCATCTTCATGGTAACTGTCATGGGTGAAGGCATCGCTCCAACCAGCGGCGCTTTTATCCATCTTTCTAAGATCATTGACAGAGCATCCAAGAACATGCGAAATCTCTCCACAGTCCAAGACGAACTGGATAGATTTTTCAATGGTGATGAGACCTCAAGAGAATTGGATCATGCTATTACCGTTGCCGAAGAACGCATCGAAATGTTCCGCTCCGCTGCCTACACCGTGAAAGTCGAGAACTTTCAAGCAGCGAAGAAAGACCTAGCGGACTTCAGGAAATTGCATGACAGGACTTCGAGACAGGGACGGGAAAACGCTTTCCGTGCCCAAGCTCAGAGGCTCGCAAGGAAGATCGACAAATTTGAAGATCTTCTCGCGGCCATGGGAGAATCAATGGACTATCGCGCCTCCATCCGTGCTCACCCTGTGTGCCGAAATTTCATCGGCCTGCAGGGGGCAGGGAAAACCACCTTCGTCCGGGATGTTCTCGTTCCGCGACTTATGGAGGCGACCAATTCCACCTGGATCAGGGATGCTGCCATCTACACTTACAACCCGATGACAGCACATATGCCCGGCTATACAGGACAGCCAGTCTTCCTTATTGACGAGTTTTTAGCTCGCCAGAAGGACGACCCAATTCTGCCGGCATTCAATTCCCTAGCGACAGACCAGACCACTCTCATGGATGGCGCGGATTTGGCTTTCAAGAACATGAGGCCCCAACATCGCTTCCTTGTTACTTGTTCCAACTACGCTAAGCTCAAAATCGCTCCCAACAGTGATATTACAGCTTTCGCCAATGCCCTGAACTCACGACTCAACAACATCTACGTCCACTTCCCTGGCTATGATACGAATCTGCCCCGCGATCAACAGCGGGCTGAAAGGAGACTCTGCTTCCACAGTGTCACCACAGAATTCGCCATGCCAGCACCTGACCAACACCATGTGTGCCCCAGGGAACCACGTCTGACAGAGGAACAGGTAGTTGAACATATGGTCGCTGATTATCAACGCTTCGGAGCGCAGTACACCGCGCGCCTCGGGGCTTTCGATCAGGCACAAGCCGCAGCGAACAACAACCAACATGAGGCACGATCCATCTTTCAAGTCGACGTTAATCCCAACTACGCTGATTTTGAACGTGACCTCACCAACTACCTGCGGTACCGATACCGAGAAGGAGTTGTCTACCATCCCCGTGATGATATGACTCTCCCAGACCTCACGATCGAGAACGCCATTTTCATGGATCATGACCATCCTTTTGCTCCCCATTATTTCACAAGGGCCGAAGCACGAGCGGGCATTCACCGCTTCAACGACATCGAAGATGTCCGCCGCTTCGCCGGATATACTGGACTAGGAGCAGAGGGAAGGTTCGAGTACGTTGGCCCTGAAGCCAATGTTCTCGAAGCCATTGAACTTGACGGAGAAACGCCCGAAGAAATCTTTAATTGGATGAGACTTTCAGGCATTTATGCAACCAACGATTCCAAGCAGAACATCCGCTTGGCTTTTGGTGGTCGCCCAAATGCCGCTGTCATTCGTCGGGCTGTAGCCTGTGTGATTGCGGAGTACCGACAAATCATCACCTCCACAGCCGTGAATTTCACCTCTTACGGCATCACCATCCGCCTTCTCAATGATTCTACTAGGATCTCAATGACCAGGCGGTGCATCGCACGACTACTTCGATTTGGCCCTCGGAATGCATTGGAAGAAATAGCCTGGTCGTCATACCACCCCTTTGACAAGGAATATTTCTACGAGAAAGGAACGGACTTCAGCAGATGGTTCGTGCGTCAAAACATCTTTACGCGCTTTATCATCTCATACCTAGCCGGAATTGCCATTGCCAGCATCTTCAATCTGATTGTTGGAGGGATCACCAAAGTGATTACCCGTCTTGTCACTCCGAAAAACAAGGTGAACAAGACTGACCATCAAGCGCAAGTCCAGCCAAATGACAGAACCGTCACCACCATCATGACAGCCTACGATCTCACAGATCAGGGTCCAGTCAAATCGGAACATGAAGGATGGATTTACGATGGCGATGCCCAGCGATGGGTACGCGTCCCTGACGTTCTGATGAATGACTACCTGAAGCATAATACCCGCTTCAGTGATAAGATCCGGACCAAGCAAGGCCACGAGTCGATGGACGACTACGGCACACCCTGGATTTGGGAGAAGAGGAAGGCTCCGGTCTCCCTTTCTTCTGCAAAGAAGACTCCTGAAGCCCTCGAGCTCTCTGAAGAAATTCATGCTGCCATTGTAGATGCCCCCCTCACAGAGGGAGGCCAGGAAGTATTGGATGACATCATTGTTCAGGGTATGACCAAGCGCACTCCTCTGGAGTCCGTCACACTGGCCTGTGAAAAGGCCAGAGTCTTTGTGGCACATGGACCCCGGATTGTGCGAGGCATCAATGTGAAGAAGAACATCATCGTCACCACCGCCCACGTCATCAGCGGTGATGATGCCCTCCTCGTCCGAAAGGGCGATGTTTGGTACCCAGCTACCATCGTCGCCATTGACAGAGAAACAGATTTTCTCATGATCCGAGTGACCGACAAGCGCTTCCCCATTGGCAAGGACATTACATCCTTCTTTGCCCAAAATAAAGACTTGCTCCATGAAACATCAGGAGCTCTCCTTCTTCCTCTCGGGACAGAGGGGAGTGTCTTGCACACAGGGAAGCTTGTGTGGGATCTTGCCGGCAGATACGGGGGCTGTGAGCGCCTTGTGCGTTCCATCCTCCGTCTCTACTGGCCATCCCCCACAAAACCCACGGGACCGGGCTTCTGCGGTTCTCCTCTCCTCATCATGAGTGAGAAGAGGGGAGCAGCTCTCATTGTAGGCCTCCATTCCTACGCCGGCAATGAGGAACGGTACTCCGGGTGCTGTCTGCTGACTCGCGACATGATCGAACTGGCTCTCGCGAACTCTCACGAGCTCGAGCTCACGGAGATCATCACTGGAACTCTGCAGGATCGTCCAACATCCGCGCAGCTCACCACCTTCTTCCAGAAGGAGAAGGAGACCACCAATCCTTTTCCACCCAATGATCGGATCAGACACTGTGGAACTTTCCCTGACGCTTTCATCCAGCGGAATGATTCCACGGCCTTCAAGATTCAGCCCTTTCCTATCAACAACCCGACCAGGAAAGTGCCCGCTATTCTGCCCAAGGCTGCCTTCCAAGAGGCTGTCAAGCAGAAGTGGGCCATGGACCCCTACGGGCGTCCAAGCAGGGCCTACGCCCAGTTGACGAAGATGGCCATTACCGAGAAGAGCTTTCCTCCAAAGATCGAGGAAGCTCTGGTCCGCGGCGTCACCCAACTCTACATGGACTTGGCTGAGGACGGAGAAATCCGCCCCCTCACCAAGTATGAAGTGGTGAATGGAGTGGCTGCCGGCCCCCTCTCAGGCATTGGGGGCCTCGACATGTCGAAGAGCGTTGGGTTCACACTCAAAAAGCTTTTCAACATCAAGAAGAAGGGAGATATGTTCTACTTCGATGGCGTCTACAAGCCGCGTGACATTCCAGCCACGAGGTTTCTGTACAGCTATCTCGACCATTTGCAGAAGGGGAATTCCCCCCTCTGGTGGCCAACAACAGCCACGCTGAAGGACGAACTGCTCCCACGAGTCAAGGTTGAAGGAG